GGCATATTCTCTCCTTAGAGGTTCATCGAGAAACCGAGGCAGCAAAGGGATGACCCTCCACTGACGGAGGAGGCGTAGTAGAAGTTGGATGACTGAATGATGAACTCACCGATAGTGTTGTTGGTGCCTCCCGAAGAACTGTTACTCGCCAAGAGTGGTATTTGGGCAGTGACCGAATAGTAGCTCGCAGGGCCGGCACCACACTGCCCGGTGCCGTAGTTGACGGACATCGCGACTTTGATCTTCGCCACGTTCGGAGGAACGAACCCAGCAATTGGGACAGCCGTCAGGGTGGGGGTGGTGATGGTCCCGCTCGCACCGGTTATCATCGTCGGATAGTTGATCAGGTTGCTGGAGGCGGCAGGCGCATATTCGACATCAGTTCCGGCCTGGTTGAACCGAGTCGGGTACTTGTTCACGTTGTCGGTGTAGACCCAGCCCGTGAGGCACTTGTAAGTGTAGCCCGTGGGAAGGTTCGGGTTGGTGGCGCTGGCAGAGAACAGAATACCGGGCGTGGTGCCATTGCTGATGATCCACTTGGAGTACCAGCAGTTTCCCGCGAGGGCGGAGGCCACGGTGGCGCTGGAGGTGCCCGCCGTCGTATTGATGGCCGCGCCACCCGGGGTCGCGGAGACGTTGAAGGTGTTCGCGGTCGGGTTCAGGACGTAGTAGGTCGTGCCGGCGGTGAGACCAGTTGGAACGGTCCCCGCGAACACAATGGGCGAATAGACGTTGTTGCCGACGGCCGTCCCAGAGGTGCCGAGGAACCCGTGGTTGGCGAGGGTCACGACGGCGGGCGAGGCCACGCTGATGGTGCAGGCCTGCGGCGTGGCGTTGTCCAGGCCATTGAGCCCGGAGGTGGTGAGTGCCCCGGAGAGGGAGAGCGGGCCAGTGGTGGTCCCTGCCCCGCCTGCGGTGGTCAGGGTGATCGCGTCCACGGTCTCGGTGACGGTGACGCTGGTCCCGGTGGCGCTGGCCTTGAGGTTCTTGCGCTGGCCCTGGATGATCCCGGGGAGGCCGGTGAGGCCAGCGGCGGAACCGTTGAACTGGTTGGCGGTGACGGTGCCGTTGACAGTCGTGGCCTGCCCGATGGTGAGGCCGGTGCAGACGTTTCCGGTCCGGGTGAATTGCAGAGCGGAGGCCCCCGCCACGCCGCTGTCGCTGCGGGGCAGGAGGTTAAACGACCCCACTCCACCCGCGCCATCCTGGCTCCAGTCCCATTCCTTCTGATCGGTAGGGGCTGCGGTGTTTTTCATGACGTTGTCGATCCGGCCCGCAACGAGCTGAGAGAAAATCCCGGAGGCGTTGAGAGCGTTGACCGTCAGACCACCAGTGGAGTCACGCAGTGCGTACGTGTTTGCAGTCGCAGGGATGGCCCCGTTCCCGCCGGAGTAGACCCACCCGTTTGATCCGGCGGCCAGCTGGGTGGCGGTGAGCGTGTTGGGGTCGGTGGTATTGTTGGCGGTGGTGCAGGTCACGGCCGCCAGCCCGGTGTTGAGCTGGACCTCGTTGCCGATCTGGTACCCGCCGATGGCCAAGGCCAGGGCGGCGTTGAACGGGAACTGGCCGCCGGAATTCACGAAGGCCTGGAACGCGGTGATGTAGTTGAGGATCGCGTTGAAGTCCCCGCCGGCCGGGGGCACGCCGCCCGCGAGGGGGCTGGTCATGGTGGGCAGCGGGAAACCATCGGCCAGGGACGCGCCCGGGGAAATGGAGGGAGAGGAGAGCACGCCGCTGGCCACGGTGCCGAGGGTGTTCAGGGCCCCCTTGTTGGAGCCGGCGCCGGAGCAGAAGGCGGCGGCAAGGAGGGTTGGGAGAGGGATGCCGGACATTGGGGCTCCTAGTAGAGGACGGGCTGGTAAAGGCCGGAGAAGAAAGGGCCGAAGCTCATGGGTTGGCTGGTGCTGCCGGCCTCACGGAAGCCGAAGAACTGGTTCGGTGCCCATCCGGTGAGGATCCACGCCTGGACGCCCGCGGGCCGGGCCAGGGCCTTGGACTGGGTGAGGATGTAGAAGTCCATGAGGCTCAGGGGGAACTCGAAAACGATCTGCATCCGCATCCCGCCGAGGTCCAGGGCGTAGCAGCGGCCCTGCGCGCCGAACAGGTTGCGCAGCATCTGGTTGATGGCCGGGGCGCTGCACAGGGAGATGTTGGCCAGGGCCTTGCAGAGGATCAGGGTCAGGAACGCGCTGTCGTTGAGTCGGAAGTTCGAACCGGTCAGCGTGCCGTCCCACATCGGCGCCGATCCGCCCGGGCCAAAGGTGGTGCCCACCCCGGATTCCTTGAAGTAGAGCTGGGAGGCGGTCGCGGGGATGACGATGGTCCGCTGCACGCCGACGATCCGGCCCCACACGTCGAGCCCATAGCCCTGGGCGGTCAGGACGTTCTGCGCCTGGCTGTAGAAATTGTTCAGGTTCACCGTCGGGTCGATGTAGCTGTTCATGTTGTTGATCAGCCGCATCAGGATTGGCGAATTCGCATACTGGGCCTGGATCGTCGCCTCGACGTTGATCATGCGAGCACCAGGGTGATGGTGCCGAGGCTGGCGATCTGGTTGATGTTCAGCGCCTGGCTGTAAGCGGTGGGCGAGCCGGAGCCCACCAGCACGCTCAGGATGGGGATGCCCGGCAGGACCCCGGCGATGGTCTGGTTGAACCGGCTCCCGTAGACCGTCGCGCCGATCTGCGCCACCGGGGCCCCGCCATCGGCGCCGGTGAAGGCCGTGGCCAACCCGGTGCTGGCCTGGAGCAGGGCGAGGGCGTTGCTTGGCGGGTTGGCCGCGCCCGCCAGGGTCACCTGGATGTTGATCGGGACCGCATAGGGAACGGTATAGAACACGTTGTAGAGCGGCTGGGGCGCGGCATAGGCGGTATCGGGGACCACCACCACATTGGCGGACCAGGCGGTGATCCCGGTGATGGCGACGGAGGGCGTCCCGCTCAGGGTCCAGGCGGTGCCGCTGCCGGCGGTGATGGTGACGATGGCGCCGCCGCCGGTCACGTAGGGGATGCCCGCGGCGGAGATCAGGGTCTGGCCGATGGCCAGGGCGCCGGAGGTCACGGAATTGACCGTCAGGGCTGGGCCGGTGACGCTGGCGTTGAAGATCGCGCTGGGGGAGTAGCTGCAGCCCTGGCTTTTCTTCGTCCAGATGGCGTTCGCGATCGCGCCCGGGTTACCGCCGGACACGCACACATAGAGGCTGTTCGGGGGCAGCGTGAGCCCTCCGGTGACCAGGGCGGCGTTGGTCGCGTTCTCGTAGCAGTAGACGCTGCTGGGAACCTGCGGGGGCACCAGGGCCGCGCCGGAGGCCAGCACGGCGCCGCGGACGGAGGCGCTGCTCTGGCTGGCATTTAATGCCACGCTGGCCGAGCGTCGGGCCTCGAAGGCCTGGGTGGTTTCCACGTTCTGGCCCGGCGCCGTCTGCGTCGCCCCGGTGAGGGCATCCCACCCGGGCGTGGTCTGGTAGATGGTGAGGGGGGCGGTGAAGGGGAGCGGGCCGGTGGCCACGTTGCTGAAGGTCATCGGCAGGGATCCGGAGGCGCCGATGGTCCCGCCCGGGCAGGCGTAGAGGTTCCCGGCCGCATCCTGGGCCACGGGGATGCCCCCCGGAATGATCGTCCCGGCCAGGCCGATGCAGTTGGCCTGCACCGTGGTCCCGAGCGCCGGGAAGCGGGTCATGAAGTAGATGTTCCCCAGCGCATCCTGGTTCCGGCCCTGGGCGTACTGCGGATCCATCTGCGAGGCGAGGGCCAAGAACTGCGCGTTGCAGTCGGCCACGATGGCGGCCGTGGAGCTGGCCAGCTGGCCCTGCGGGGTGGTCAGGCCCGGGTTGAGCCCGCCGCCGAAGGCCGCGTTGTTGTCCGCCTGGACGCCCGCGAGGACCGCCGCCTCCTGGGGGGCGACAAAGCCGGTGGGACCGAGGGTTGGAATGGGGACGTTGGTCACCTGGACCTCCTAAAATTCCACGCCGAGGGAGGCCCCGGTGGTGTCGATGACCTGGACGGTGCCGGTGACGGTCCCGTTCTTGAAGGCGAGGTTGATCACCTGGGCGGAAACGACCCCCGGCACGGTGAGCGCGGCCTGCACCAGGAGCGCGGTGACCAGGGACGGCGAGAACTGCTCTCCGAACACCTCGGACATCCAGGGGAGGCCCTGGGTCGTGTCGTAGTAGACCTCGCCGAGGAACGTGCTGATGGCGCTGGCCACGTCCTGGGCGATCGCCTCCGGTCCCGTGGCCATGGCGATGTTGCCGTTGGCGTCGAGCATGAGGTCCCAGGCAGGGGAAAGCTGAATCGTGTTCATATCAGTTCGGCGCTCCGGTGCTGCCGCCGCCAGTGGTGACGCCGGAATGGGTGTGGGTGCTGAGCTTCTTGCCGTTGCCCTGGACCTCGCCGGTGGCGGTGAAGGCGCCGGTCATGGTCACGCTGGCCCCGGTGCCGGTCATTCCACCGTTGACGCCCAGCAGGCCCGCCACGGTCGCGGTGGCGTCGAACGTGGCGGCCCCGGAGACCTCCAGGGTGCCGTTGACCTTGGTGGCGGTGGCGTTGATGGTGCACTGGCCCGGGGTCAGCGCGATGGAGGTCCCGCCCGGCAGCACCAGGTTGATGCCGGCCTGGGTGACCTGGACGTAGGCAGTGGGCTGCACGGCCATGTTCCAGCCGCCGAAGTAGAGCGCGTCGGCCATGTCGAATCGGCGGGCGCTGCCGGGGTTGGCCACGGCGCCGGTGGACTTGACGCTGGAAAGGTCCCGGTCGGCGAACAGGGCGAAGCCGATGTCGCCGGCGGCCGGGTCGCAGATCACGGCATTGGCGCCGCCCTGGACGCGGAAGAACGGCACGCCGAAGATGGTCCCGTGCGGCACGGCCGCCCCGCCGCCGTCCACCTGGTTGACCAGGGGGGTGACATCCACGAACCCGACCAGCAGCCCGGCGCCGGGGTGGACCGCGACGACCTGGACCAGGGTGGCCACGTTCAGCTTGGCGATGGCCTGCTGGATGACGAAGCTCATCTGGTTGAAATCGGTGTTGCCGCTGCTGAGGTCCTTCTGGGGATAGACGGGTTGATCCATGTCAGTTCCCCGCCCAGCTGGCCGACACGGAGGTTTCCCAGGGGCCGCCCGGGGTCTCGCTGGTCAGGTGGTGCTTGAGCCCGTGCACGCGCCAGGTGCCACAAGCGACCGGGACCGCGCTCTGGACGATGATCGGGCCGCCCAGCTTGATCGCGGGATTGTAGAGGGTGACGAGCTTGAGCCCCTCCTTGTCGAAAATGGGGTAGCCCTTCATGCCGGTGTCCGCGGAGATCAGCGGGGCGGTGCCTTTGCGGGCGGTGCCGCGGGGGGCGATGAACAGGGTGTCGTCGTCCACCCCGAACTCGATGTTCGCAGCGGCCGCGATCGCCGCGGCCTGCTGCATGGCGGGGCCGTGCAGGTAGGGATTGTGCAGGCTGGAGGTGACGCCGTTGTTCTCGAACCCATAGCCCATCTGGCTGGCGAGGCTGGCCATCATCGCGGCCACCTTGGTTCCGCCCTGGAAGCTCTTGGGCGCCACCGGGGCGATCGCCGGGTAGTAGCCCGCCAGCGCCTCGATGTTGAAGTCCAGGTTGGGCGCGCTCTGGTAGTTGACCCAGGCGCCGGTGATTTCCCCCGCGAAGGCCACGGCCAGGCCGAAGGTGTCGCCCGCCAGCAGCTGCAGCTTGGACTTGTGCACCGCCAGCGGCTTGGCGCTCTTCGCCGGCAAGGTGGTGAGCATGTTCATGTCGCTCATCCGCATGCCGTAGATCTTCAGCTTCAGCTTGTTTTTGCTGGGGTGCCCCCCCTTGTCGATCTCGGCGTCCATGCGCAGGCCCTGGAGGATCACCTGGTTGTTCGTGCCGTCAAAGGTCCCCGTGGTCAGCGCGAAGTTGGCCTGGAGGATCTTCTGGTTGAAGCTGGAGCCTTGGGTCATGGGGTCACTGTTGATAAATGGAGATGGTGCAGTTCTGGCCGCCGAGGGTGATGTCCAGCTGCTGGGAGGCCAGTTGCTGGAGCGGAACCTGAAGGGGGGGCTGGCCGGCCTGGGAGTAGAGCAGCCAGTAGCGGCCGCCGGGCCCGATGCCGGTGTAGTCCGGATCCTGAGAGCCCTGGGAATCGGTGAACGCCAAGTGCCCGACGAATCCCAGATACAGGTATGAATCGATCAGGACGCAGTTCAGGCAGGGGACGCCGGCCCAAAGGGTGTTGCCGTCGATGGCGAGGTCGCAGTAGAGCATCAGCCGTTCTCCGCGCGTGACACCACGTTGTTCCAGGCGAGCGGGGGCGGCCCGGTGGGCTTCTGCGGCTGGGCCTTGCCGCCGACCTGTTTGGAGGCGCTCTTGGGATTCTTGGGCTTCGGGAGGGTGGAATAGGCCGGCGTCACCTCGCGGACCTGCTTGAACCCCAGGTCCACCACCAGCATGCTCAGCGCGCCATTCTCGGCGGTTTGGTCGTGGTCGTAGCCCTCCAGGGTGACGTTCAGGTAGGTCATGGTGGGGGTGACGATGTTGAAGAGGCTCGCGGACGCCAGGGCCGCATGGAGCGCCACCTGGAACGCGGCGATCCGCGGCGCGCTCTTCACCACCAGCCGGACCTTCGGGGTGAACGGATCCAGCACCTTGTTGTAGCTAGCGAAGGCGCCCTCCTCTACCGGAAAATCCGAGGTCTTGGCCTTGGCTCCGAACTTGAGATCGAGGCAAGAGTCCACGTCGAAGGCGAGGCCCCCCCCCAAGGTGTAGACGCCCCAGCCGTTCGCCATTAGCTCATCCCCCCGTCAGCCATGTCCACGAGGGAGGACTTGGATTTGATGGCCCCGGGCAGCTCCGCGGCGAACCCCTTGGCGTCGGTCGCCTGGGTGTTGATGGTGCCGATGGTGACGTGGGTTTCCTTGGTGCTGGTGGTGCTGGAGCGGCTGTTGGAGATGGACGGGTGCTGGGCCATGCCCGCGTGCGCGCCGGCATAGGCGGGGGTCAGGCCGACCACGGAACCGGCATCGGCCACCGCCGTCTTGACCGCGCCGACCGCACCCTTCACGTCGCCGTGGAGAATCGCCGAGAGGAACTTGCCTTCCTGCTTGTAGATGTCGACGATGGCCTTGAGCTTGTTCCAGATCCATTCCAGCGGAGCCATGGCGGCCGTCTTCAGTGCGTTCCACATGTGGGCGCCGGCATGCTCAACCGCGAAGAAGGCCTTGAGCATGCCGTAGACGATGTGCAGGGCGACCTCGTTGAAGAAATGCCCGACCTGCTTCAGGTGGGTCACCAGGAGGTAGAGGCCCGCGGCCACGAGGCCGATGCCGGCCACGAGGAGGACGAGCGGCCAGGTGGCGGCGATCCATGCGATGGCGGCATTGATCCCCATCAGGATGGCGGCGGAATTGACAGACAGGAAGGCCGTGGCGATACCGATGATCCCAGCTTTGACCGCATCGGAATGCTCCGACATCCATGCGGCGACCCCACCAAGGGCCTTGGCCACGCCGATCAACGCCGGCATCATCACGCCCAGGAGCTCACGGCCCACCGTGGAAGCGGAATCCTGAAGATCAAGCATGGAATGATGAAACTCAGCAGCCTTTGCCCCGTCCTCGGCAGAGGCAACGCCCAGTTCCTTCTGATGTTTGACCAGGGCGGCCATGCCCTCCTTCCCCTGGGTCAGGAGCCGGATGGTGCCCTCGTCCAGCCCCAGGCGCTCGCCCAGGCCCTGAGCCTTGGCCTCGCTCATGCCGTGCATCTTCTCGGCCAACAGGCTCAGCACTCCAATGGCGTCCTTCCCCTTGAGGGCGACCTCGGAGATGCCCAGGCCGGCGAAGACCTGCAGGGCCATCTTCGAGCGGGGCCCGTGAATGGCGATCATCTCCAGGCGGCTGTTCAGCCCCTTCAGCGAGGCGTCCAAGCCCTCGGTGGTGCCGCCCACCCGCTTGACGGCGCCCTGCAAGGCCTCCAGCTCCTCAACGTCGACGTTCAGGGTCTTGGCCAGGCGCCCGGCTGCGACCTCGGCTTCCATGGTGCCCTTGACGAACTCCACCATGGCGGCGCCGGCCACCATGAGTCCGAAAACTTCCAGAAGGCCCTTGGCCACTTCTTTGAAGTTTTCCTTCATTTTCTCGGTATGTTCTTTGACCTTGTCGGCCGCCTCCTTGGACTCCTTCACCATGGCGGATTTGACATTCTTGGCCGCCTTCACACCGGCGGCTTGAACTTCCTTGGCGCTGGCCTTGGCGGCGGCGATCTCCTCCACGGATTTGCCCTTCGCGGCGTCGACGATCGCCTTGGCATTCGCCTTTGCCGCCTTGACCAGCTCCTCATATTTCTTTTCTGCGTCTTCGGCACCCTTCTTGAACTCTCGATTGTCGAGCCCCAAGGTGACCATGAAGCAATCAAGGACGGTTCCCATTATTCCGCGCCCCGTTCTGAGGCCACGCGCTCGTTATGGTTGTCGACGGCGATGATTTCGAGCATGTCGTAGAGATCCTCCAGGCCATAAACGGTTTGCAGTTCCAAGGGCGTAGCCAACCCGCGCGAGATGACGATCCCTATCCGCGGCGGGACATTCTCGTAATTGGCGAAACGCGGGTCGCCGTCGGGGCTGGAGAGGTCGAGGGCCCGGCGGCGGGAGAAAAACCCGTGTGGAGCTTCACCACGGCGGCCCGGAGGCTGAACAGGGTTTTCACTTCCTCGATGTCGTCGGCGGCCGGGTTGAGATCCCGCGAAAACCTCGGATTCTTCTCGGGGTCCGGCATGACGCGCACGCAGGTCATCATTTCGTCCAGCAGCGGCTCCAGTGCCTCCCATCGGACCTTGCCCAGGCCGCCAAACAGCGAGGCGAAGATCGCGGCGACGCCGGCCTCGGACGCGAGACCTTCCACGCCGGCGGCCACGACCTCTTCGGGGATCTGCACCCCGGACTCCAGCAGCGCCAGGAAGGCCCGGGCAGCCCACTTCTCGGCCTGGAACGGCGGCATCTCGGTCAGGAGGAAGACTTTTCCCTTGTCCCTGCCCGCAGCTTCGACGGTGAATGGCTGAGTGTTCCGCATGCTACACCTTCGTCTTCTGGATGAGCTGGAAGGTGATCTCGTAGGCGAGGGGATCCCGGACCTTCTTGGCGTCCGCGACGTCCTTGTAGTCGGTCAGGAAGCCCCGGGTGCAGGTGTATTCCTCCCCGGCGGCGTTCATGACGATGGTCATGCTGCAGGGGATGGAGTCGATCGGGGGGGTGGCCTCGGCCGAGGCCCAGTCGTCGAAGACCTTCTGGCTCTCGGAGCTGGCCTCCAGGTGGATCTTCATGACGCGGGGCTGGAGCTGCTTGCCGGCGCTGAGCACGCCGTCTACTCCGAAGCGGGTGATGTTCGGCTTCATGGCGGCCAGGTCGAAGATGTCATCGGTCTTCCAGCCCTGCAGCTGGATCCCGCCGGGGTAGACGCCCGGGATCGTGATGATCATCGCTGCATCGAGAGAAGTGAGGGAACGGGTCATGGTGACTCCTTACTGAAAGTCGATGGAGGCGATGTTGAGGCTGGTGATCCCGTAGGCTCCCGTGTACCAGAACAGGCAGGGCGGCGAAGTCTTGGGCGAGGCCGCCGGCAGGACCTGGAAATACCAGCCGACCGAGGCGAGGATCCCGGCGATGGGCAGCCCGGCCTGGGCGTTGGCCAGGGCCTGCTGGGTCGAGGTCAGGTTCACGCCGGTCTGGATCACGCCGTTGAAGATGGCCTGGGCGAACAGGGACTTGCAGGCGGCCTTGATCAGCGCGTAGCCGGTCGGGTCGTTGGGCATGCTGTTGGAGCCGGTGAACATCTCCATTTCGGCGAGCTGGATGTTGCTGTTGAGCCAGATCGCATCGACATAGGCGCCGATCTGCCCGAAGGTGCCGGAGATCTGCCCGGGGTAGAGGATGTCCCAGTTAGTCGCCGCGGTGGCATAGGCCCCGTAGAAGTTGCCGCCGTTGGCCACCACGTTCGCGGCGGTGACGGCATCCGTGACCTCCGGGGTGATGACGGCGTTGGCGGACTTGAAGGCGTGGTCGATGCGGCCGTTCGAGGCGCCGTAGTTCGTGCTGGCGGTGAGGCTCAGGTCGAAGGCAGCGGAGGCGGCGCTCAGGAACAGGGCAGTGCCCTGGACCGCGTTCTGGGTCAGCCAGGAGCCGAAGCCGGTGTAGCTGGCCGGCGCGCCCTTGATGGTCGCGTCCGTGGTGTAGGGCGCGTAGTAGAACTGGGCGAGGTATCCGGCGGTCCAGGTGGCGAAGGCCTGCTTGTCGGTGTCGATCGGCTCGAAGGCGGTGGAGAACCCGGCCCAGTTGCTGGTCTGCGCGACCAGGGCGGTCATGGCGGCCGCGGGGGTCATGGCGGCGCTGCCCTGGCTCAGGGTGCCACCGTTACCGGAGGCCAGGCCGAGGGTGGCGGCCAGGGTGCCGGTGGCGAAGGTCATGGTGCTGGTGGCGCCGGTGGTGCCGCTGGTGATCACGAACGCGCCGAACAGGCTGTTGTAGGTCACGGCTGCGGACCCGGTGAGGCCCAGCTGGGTCGTGAGGATCGCGGCGGCGTTGGAGAAGCTGGTGGCCGCGGAGAGGTTGACGGCGGCCGCGGTCTTGACCGTGCCGTCCACCGTGATGCTGAGGGTGCCGGAGACGATCGCCTGGAGCTGGGCCAGGGTCAGGCCCATGGCCACCCCGGTCAGGAACGCGGGGCAGGCGAAGCTGGTGTAGCGGCTGAAGATCAGGGCCTGGGGCGTCTGGGTGCCGATGGTGAATCCGGCGAAGTAGATGGCCGCCATCTGGTATTCCAGGCAGTTCGAGGTCATCGGCGAGCTGGCCGCCTGGGTGAACCCGGGCCCGGTGAGGTTCACGGTGCCGATGCCGGTCGCCGGGTTGTAGGTCCCGAGGCTGGCGATGACGGTCCCGGGCGGGACGCCGACGGCCTGGGCGCCCTGGATCTGCTGGCCCACCGCCAGGGCCCCGGAAAGGGTCTGGGTCACGGTCAGGACGGTGCCGACGCAGGTGGCGGTGAACTGGCAGGCGTAGTTTCCAAAGAAGGCCAGGACCGCGGCCAGCGAGGGGAACGAAAGGGGCGTGCCCACCGGCAGGAAGGGGTACTCGCTGAGGATGACCCCGTTCAGGGTCTCGCCGACGCCGCCGCCGTTGCTCACGCTGGGCGTCACGCTGATCAACTGCTTGACAGGAATGGACAAGAGCGGCCTCCTAGGGCTTCGTAAGGATGTTGAGGAAGGTGGGATCGGGCTGGGTCAGGAACGTCATGGGCGCGGCCAGGGCGGGGTTGATCTGCATGTGGAGCACTGTCACCCACCGCTCTTCGTACTGCGCCTCACCGTTGACGATGGACAATTCGACGGGGTCGTCGGCGAAGAGCGGGACCAGTCCGTAGGACGCCAGAAAGGCGATGGCCAGCGGGGAGGCCCACATGGTGGCGATGATGTCGGCCCAGTCCCCGGCAGAGGCGCCGTAGGTGTCCACCTGGATCGGGAAGTCCATGGGCCTGGTGGTGGTGATCGTCTCGCCGGGCCCGTTGTAGGCGACCGTGTTCATGCCCATGCGCTTCTGTGCCTTGTGGAGCATATTGACGTAGCCATCGGCGGGCGCGGAGGCGCGGTTCTGCAACTCCTGGACCACGTAGGCGGTGCCCAGCCCCAGGGCGTCCATGAGCCAGGCCTTCAGGCCGGTGAAGGCCTGGGACAGGGGAATGGAGGGGATGTAGGTCATCAGGAGGTCTGCTGGGTGAGGCCGACGGCGGACCAGTCGGGCCAGGATTCGAAGACGATGGTCACCAGCCAGATCGTGCCGTCCGGCAGGGTCAGCAGGTCGCCGCCCTGTTGGGAGGCGCGCACGATGCCGTTGATGGCGCCGCGAACGTAGGCCTTGCGGGTGACGCCCTGGATTCCCAGGCCGTTCAGGTGCTGGAGGTCCTTGCCGGAGAGCGCCTGGATGTTGACCAGGCCGGTGGCGGTGGCGTAAGTGGGCGTCAGGGTGCCGTCCGGGTTCGGCGTGTTGCCGGTGCTGGTCTTGATGGTTGCTTCGACGTCGGGATTGACGGCGCCGATGCAGCTGGAGGCGAGGCCATGCAGGTTCATGACTGCACCGGCCCGGGGAATCGCTCCCCGTCCACTTCGTAGGCCACGGCGCGGAGCATGACCTTGGTGTCCTGCAGGGTGGCCTGGGCGCCACCCTTGAAGCCCTTGCGGTCGATGGTGATCTGCTTGTCGGGCGGATCGTTGAAGTTGATGATCTCCAACTGGAGGTCTTGGGCGATGGATTCGCCCAGGGACTTCATAACCTTGCCCATGTCGCCATTGTTGAAACGGTGGAGGTTGGCGAGCCGGCGGGACCAGTCCGGCGACTTCTCGGCGAGCATCTGAGAGAAGAAGGGCCGGGCGACGGTGCGGGCCGCGGGGCCCATGCCGCGCTTGCCGACCGGGGTGGCGTGGCCGTATTCGTTCAGGGCCGCCACCTGGGCCACGGGGGTGCCGTCGGGATAGGTTGCCCCTTCCAGGAAGCCGATGCGCAGGGTGAGGTTTTCCCCCGCCTGCTGCATCAGCTCCTGGAGCTTGGCCTTGAACGCTTCCCCGCCGGTGAATTCCATGTCAGTTCCCACCTGGAATGAAGATGGGCGCCAGATGCCCGGGGGCCCGGTAACTGAACCGACGATACTTGCGGGTTGCGCGCAAGAAGCTCGCGCCGTATTTGGTCTGGTTCAGCCAGGCGTCCCGGTCGCTGTCGTCCATGGAGGCCGTGACCTTGACGGTGCCCTCGCTGGCATCGCCGATGCGCCCAACCAGTGCCTGGGATCCGCGCTGGCTGGAAGCATCGTAGAGTTCAGCAATGTGGGCGGTGAGCATGTGCATGAGCAGGCTTTGGGTCGGCGCGTCCTGAACCGGGCTTGTCCCGGTGTTGTTCAGGTAGAGCCCGGCCTCCGCGAAGTAAGCGGGGGCGGTGGTCGTCGTGATGCCCGCGAATTCCGGGTAGCGCGCGGGCCAGTAGACGGGGTCGAAGGACGCGATGAATCCCATGAGCTACACCAGGCCTTCCTGGGAGGGCAGCTTGTCGAGCACCTTCTTCATCTCGTCGGCGGGCGTCAGGCCGTGGCCGGGCTTCTTGGGGTCGAGCCCCTCCAGGCCGGTGCGGTTGTTCTTGCGCTCCCGGGCCATGTCCTTGCCCGAGGCCGGCTTGTCGGACGAGAAGATGTGCCCCTTCTCGACCGGCCCGAAATTCTCGTGCTCCTTCACCCACTGGTCCCAGAAGTCTTTCGGGATCCGGGTGGCGCCGTGGCCGAAGACGACGGGAACGTCGCTGGCCTGCTTGTTGACGGGACCGTTGATGCGGATGGTGTGGTCGACTCCATCAGCGGCCTTCACCGTGAGGTGAAACCCGTTGGGGATCTTGCAGTAGACGATGACGGTTTCGGCCATTTCTTACACTCCGAGCATCTGCTGAACGCCGGTGGGCTGGTACCAGATGGCACCCCAGCCGCCGCCGCTCTTCTTCTGTTTGAAGGACGAAGAGTCACGCACCACAGCGTGGGCGCGCAGCTTCAGGTTGAAGGCGAGGGCCACCACGTCTTCGCCGTTGAGTTCGTCGGCGATGAGCTGGACCAGGTTCCCGGAGGCGGTCGCGTACTGCACGGCGGTCACCACTTCCAGCCCGGGGTAGTTCTTCTTGACCATATCGATGACCGACACGTTGTACTGCGTGGTCTTGGTGAGGTTGACCTGGGCCGCGGGGCTCATAGCCAGCTTCATCTTGCTTTCCATCGTCACCATGCCGGCGGTGGCCTGGATCAGCAGCTGCACCAGGTACTGGATGTCGGCGTAGACGCCCAGGGCATCCTTGGCGGACCAGGCGTAGACGGTGCTGGAACCCACGGTCTCAGCCAGGGGGGCGACGGCGGCCGGCAGGTTCGGGTCGTTGAGCAGCCCGTAGTTCTGGATGCCGGAGAACCCCAGGAAATACATGTTGTTCTGGAATTCCGCCATGACCTTCGCGGAGGCCAGGTTCTTCCGGTTGGCGGCGTCGATCTTGGCCAGGGCAGCGCGCTCGAGTTCCAGCTCGCCCCATTCGGTCTGGGTCTGGTAGAGGTAGGCCTGCCGGGGAACCCAGTTGACCTGGAAGTTGGCCTCGCCGCCGGTGCTGTAGTCGTCATAGGAAACGACGTTGCCGGTGGACTCCACGACCGGGAATTCCCAGATCATCTTCGTCCAATCGCCCTTGAGCTCTTCCCGGGCGATCTTGGTGGCGTTCAGCGGGGCGGTGTAGACCTCGATCATCTTGGGGTCGATGACCGTGGTGAGGAACTGGGGGATGCCGGCGTTGCTGGAGGTGATGGCCAGGGGCTGGGCGGCGTCAAAGCCGAACCGGCCGCGCACGTCGATGCCGAATTCGCGCCGGGCAGCGTCCATGGCCACGTCCAGGCGTCGGCCCCACTCGGGGCGCTGCTCGGTGATGGCGTCCGGCAGGACGATGCCGAAGTCCTCCTGCAGCCGGTCGAAAAGCATATCGCGGGTGGAGTTGTGGTAGAGGGGTCGGGGGCTCATGGTTAATTCCTCGTGCCGATGATGGCCAGCTCACCCACGTTGGCCGGGGTCTGGAAGAAATAAGGCGTCTCGATCCAGGCGGAAGCACTGATGGTTCCGCTGCCGAGGGTTCCGGGGGTGGTGGAGAGGGTGTAGGTGCCGACCCCGCCAACGGTGCCGCTGAGCTGGTTGACGATGTAGGTCCCCGCAGTGAGGCCGGCGGTGGAGTCGGTGAGCAGCTGGCCAGGCACCAGGACGCCGCTGGTCATCGCCGTGATGGTCAGGACGTTGGTGGCGGTGGTGCCGGTGCAGACCGCGCCGCCGATGCCGTCGGCCGGGGTGGCGGTCAGGGTCGTGGAAACCACGCCGCCGATGGTGACGGTCTCGGTGGTCTCCGTGGTGCAGGAGGCCGATAGGTTGTAGGTTCCCGCGCCGCCCGTCCCGGTCCCGAAGGAGGAGATGGTGGTGCCGGTGGGGATGCCGGTTCCGGTGACGCTCTGGCCGACCAGGATGGGGCCGTTCGCGGAAACCACCGTCATGACCGTGGTGGAGAGCGACGCCTGGGCGGTGAAGCTCGGCACGACGTTCGGGGTGGACAGGGTGTAGGTGCCGGTGCCGCCGGTGCCGGTGCCGAAGCTGGCGATCCGGGTATTGATGGGGACGCCGGGCCCGGTGATCAGGGTACCCACGCCAAGGGGGGTGCCAGTGACCGCAGTGACGGTCAGGATGGCCGTGCTGGCGGCAGAGATCCAGCCAGTGAAGGTGGTCGGCGCGCCGCTCGGATAGGTCGGGAAGCTGCCGGCCACGCCCGGGATCACGGCGCCGCTGAACAGGTTGGCGAACACCTTGTTCCCGCGCGCCGCATTGGCGAAGCCGCAGCGGGCGAAGAAATCGCCCCGGTTGTAGGCGGCGACCTGGGTGCCGGGCTGGATGTTGATCCCGATCGGCGCGAGCAGGTTGGCGTTGTTCGCCTGCATCTCCAGCATGATGAAGCCGTCGGGAACGGTCGGGACGCCGCCCGGCGCGTAGTTGGTCAGGATGGTGGCGAGGGCGCTGACCCAAGCGAACCGGCCCACGTTCAGGCCGTTCACCGGATCCGCGACCAAGGCGCCATTGGCGGCGATGACCGCGGCGATGGGGTTGCTGGAGGCCTTGGCGCCTTCGGTGCCGATGGGGGAATAAATATTGACGAAAGTCTGTAAACCCATGGCTTACCTCCGGATCCGGTCAGGGTTGAAACGCTTGGCATAGGCGTCCAGGGCTTTGGAGTCCTGGGCCACGAAGCTGGCGTCGACGGGCTCATCGCTCATGTTCTGGGCGAGGCGCTGGAAGAGGGGGCCGTAGGCGACGGAGGGGAGGCCGGTGAGATCGACCTTCATGTGATCCAGCGCCAGCTTGTAAACGCCCTCGGCGGTGTTCTGGCCGCGGACCCGGCCGATGATGGGCTCCACCGCGTCCTCGGCCTCGCGCACGGCCTGCATGCGGGCGATGGTCGCGTCGGCGGCGACCTGGATGGCGGCGTCCATGGCCGGCTTGCCGACGGTGAGCGCCTTGGTGTCGTTGGGGTTGGGCACTGCGGCTCCTTTCTTGGGGGGGAAGCCATCGACCGCAGGGGCGGCGGGGCTGATCTTGTCGAGCAGGGCGGCCGCCTGGGCCATCACCTCATCGGGGAGGTTCTGGGCCTGCAGGAGCGCGAGCAGTTCCTGGCCGGCCTCGTTGCCGTCGCCGGTCATGTCGTCGTCCTTGGCGATGGGGGGAGGCACAACGGCGGGCTTGGCGTCTTCGATGTCGGCCTCGCCGGAACCGTCTTCCAGGTTGTCCAGGAGGGACAGGATGTCGTCGAGGTCTGCGTCCTGGGCCAGGCGTGGGGCGAAGGCCTTCTTGATGTCCTCGGCCAGCTTGGCCTTCTGGGTCTTGAATTCCTTGGCGGTGAGGTGGGCCACCAGGGGGGTGAGGTCCGAGACCTTCAGCTTCTGGTCGGCGGCGAGGCTGAGCGGGATGCGGCCCAGAAGGGCCCCTCGCACCGCGATCGCCCTGGGGGAGAGCTTTTTCTGCTTCATGGGGGATTGCTCCTTGTGGGTTTTGGGTTTGGCATCGGCGACGAGCACGTCGGGACCAGCCCGGCCCTCGTCAACCAGCGCCACATGGTTTCCGCGCAGCTTGCGCATCACGCCGTCATAGGCGACTCCTTCGTATGTCCCGGGGGTCATGTCGAGCACCCAGCGATAGGCGCAGGACAGTTCGACCTGCTCACGGGTCTGGATTCGCTGGATGGCCGCGGCGTCCCATACGACGAGGCTGGCTTGCAGGTAGGGCTTGACGAACATGGCATCGGTGCCGATGGCGCCGACGACGATTTCTTTCTTCTCGGGATCGGTAGCCAGGTCCTCGGAGCTCAGCGGCTCGTGGACGTAGGTGAGGGGGATCCCGTTGAAGGTGGAGGCGCCCGCGGCCAGTTCCTCGGGATCGCGCAACAGGAAGTAGACCTTGTTGGGGTCCACGACCACACCGGCCTCCTGGGCGATGTCCGCGATCTCGCTGCCGTTGTAGGGGCAGACCATGGCCTTGCTGATGTTCGAGCAGGCCACGTGCAGGAATCCGTTCTCGTCGATCCGCCGCATCGACTTGTCCAGGGCCAGAATGATGCGCTCAAGCGGCTTCATCGTCGCCCTCCTGGTCATCGTCCATGCCCGGGATGATCCCCTCGGCGATGCAGCCGCAGTTGATCAGCTCGCCCGGCTGCACGAAATCACCGTATTCCTTGTCGAAGCAGCCCTCCGCCGTGTCGAACAGCGTGCCGTTCATGTCCTCGTGGGACTCGCGCGGGTGCTTGCTGGCGGCGGTGTGGATCCAGCGCGACTTCTTGATGCCCAGGTCCAGCTTGCGGATCTTGTTCATGATCGCGGTGGCCTTGTTGTTCTGGTCCCGGGCGATAAGGGCAGCACGGCGCTTCGTGACTCCGAAGCGGCCCTGGAGGTCCTTGGAAAGGTCCCCCAGGGCGCGACCGTGCTGGACGGACCGCATCACCATACCTTCCACATCGGCGAGGTGCTGCGACGGGATGGATTTGATGAGCCCGACATTTTCCCCGATCACCGCGCGGTAGGCATCGTTCGCGGGTCGGGTCATCTGGAACTTGACGCTGAAGCCCGCCTTGCGCAGCGTGGTCTTCAGGGCGAAATCGTTGTGCTTCAGCACCTGGTCGGCGAAGTGGGCGGCGATCTTCTCGGCCGCATCGGCGAAGGTCTTGCCCCACTTCCGGCTGAGCGCCTTCATCACCGCACGATTGGCGACGGCAGGGCTGGCGTCCTTGGCCAGGAGCGCATGGGGTGGCGTCGCCTTGTAGGCCCGCAGGACCTCGCGCATGACGTCCTTGTGCATGGCCTCAATCAGGGCCAGCAGGCGCTTGCGGTAGTCGGCCTTCACGCCCTCGTTGGGGTTGACGGCGGCGACGCGGATGGGCTTCGGGCCCGGAGCGCGGAGCTTCATACGGCACCCGCCGGCTTCTCAAGGCCCTCGGTCTTGGCGAGCAGGGGGTCCTTGCCCATGACCAAGTTCGGGTCTGGCTCGGGCAGCTCCTCGTCAACGTCCAGGCCTTCATAACCGGAATCGGGATCCTTGGCCATTTTCTCCCGGTGTTCCTTGGCGGAGATGACCGAGGCGGCGATCAGCTCCACGCCGGCGTCCGCATCGCTCTTGCGCATCCGGGCGAGCTTCTCCACGTCGGCCTGCCAGAGCGGTTCGAAGTCGAAGGTGATGTCGGGGTCGATGCAGCCGAACTCGGAGAGCTGGATGATGCGGATGATCTTCTCCAGCGGCTCCCGGAAGATGCTCTCCTGGCGGTCGTGGATCAGGTCATAGAACACCCGGATCTCTCCCTCGGAGCTGGCGTTCAGGCCGCTGGGGGAGATGCCGGTGAGGATGATGAGCGGCAGCTGGGACACGGCCGAGATGTGTTCCAGGGCCTGGGCCTGCAGCTTGTCGAGCCCGGAGATGGGGGCGTTGAACTGGAAAAATTCCTCGGTGTCCTTGTCCAGGATGAGCACGCCCATGTTGTCCCGGCCGGCGGTGAACAGGTCGGCCCGGTTCATGAGGTCCTCGCCGTCGCCACCCGTCAGCGCGTCGCCCATCTTGGTCCGGATGCCCGAGGTGCTGTATCCCTGGATCATCCGGTTGACGTTCTGCCTGGTGCTGAGCCAGTTCTCGATGGTCTCCATGCACAGCTGGCTCATCGACATGCCGCCGAAGTTGTAGGCCGGCTTAAGGAGGTCCGGCAGCGGCTGGGAGATGAAGGTCAGCATCCGGCTGTCATGGACCTGCTGGCCCATCACATACCAGGACCGCGGCGCATAGTAGCTGTCGGCCAGTGGGTCCGAGCTGTTGTATTCGAACGGAAACGTAACGATGGGCTCAACGATCTTGAGGCCCTGGAAGCTGTGGAGGGGGATCTTGTATCGGCTCTCCAGCAGGGGCGACGCCAGTTCGCGCTTCGTGGCCCGGGCGCCCTTCATCTTGATGTAGAGCTGCCCGCGGCCGAAAGCCCCGTCGTGGTTCGCGGCCAGGCGGAACCAGCTCCGGACCTTGAATTCCTTCAGGCGCTGCTCGATGATCTTCATTTCCTCGGTCTTGCTCTGGCTGCTGGCGCTCTTCAGCTGGATCCACTTGCGCGTCATCTCGAAGGACACGCGCTGGAACACGTTCCGGTATTCCGCCCGCTGCATCAGCTCACCCAGGAACGGATAGCCGAGGAATCCCAGGCCGGCGAAGGCCCGGTTGAGGTAGGCGAACATCGGTTCCGCGATGGCGTCCATGGCCAGCCGCGCCTTCTCAGGGACCACGCCGGGCGGCAGGTCAGGCAAACGCCAGGGCGCCGCCGGGCGGTCGACCTGCATGGCCTTCATGCGCGCGAGGAAGCCGGCGTCGACGGTCAAACGGGAACCTCGCCATCGCCGTCATGCCGGAGGACGCCGCGGCCTTCGAGTCGGCCCAGCAGCCGCGCGTGGTTCAGTTCGGCGGTGGTGATGCGGTTCGTGTGCTTGTCCAGGATCTCGAAGATGGTGTCCATCCGCTTGGTGATCAGTTCGTTCAGGGTGTCTTCGAGCCGCCGTTGCTGGGCGCTACGATCGGCCTTGATGGCCAAGACGATGGAGACGATCAGGCCAATGGCCGAGAGGACGATCGTTGCGATGGTGCCGGCGGATGGCCCCATGGCTTAGGCCTGGGCCACGGGAGGAACCCAGCCATGGACGAGGTTCGGGGTCTCCAGCTCAGCAACGGGTGCCTGCGCTGGGGGCGGCTCGACCGGGGGCGCCTGGCCGTTGCTGGCGGCGGCCTGGACCTTCGCCTCGTCCGCCTTCACCTGCGCGTCGATCTTGGCTTCGAGCGCCTTGATCTTGGCCTCCGTCCCGGCAACATAGGCCTGCAGGTCGCCTTTGATCCGGGTGTAGACGGATTCCACGTCCCCGGCCGCCAGCTCCAGCGCCGCCTTGACTCGCTTCGCCTCAGCTTCAGCTGCGGCCTTGCGGGCCGCCCACCAGGTCTTGATGGTCGGCCAGAAGTGGACCAGCACGGCCACGAGGAGGCAGAAGAGTGCCCAGTAGATGTGGGTCAGGTGGGAGGTGATGATCTCGGGCATGGGATGATCCTCAGAAGCGCCAGCCCACGCGGGCGGTGGCGTCGACGGTTGCGGGGCCGGCGGGCAGCACATGGCGAACCACATCCACGCCGGCGCGGATGGGTCCGAAGTCCCGTTCAATGAACGCGCCGATGGTCTGGCTGGTGCCGTAGATGATGCCGGCGGCCGTGGGCCGGGCTGGGACGATGGCGCTGCGCAGGGTGACGGTCTCCGCTTTGTAGGCGTCGGCGGACTGCTGGAACGAGGCGGCCTCGGCCTGGGTCTGGCCCAGCTGGGTCTTGGTGTCGGCCAGGTCCTGGTTCAGGGCCCCGCGGTCGGCATCCTCGGCGGTGATCAGCTGATCCTTGGCCGCCTCCAGAGGCGTTCCCACAGGCACCGGCAGAGCGTCAGCAGCCGCGGCACCGGGAGCGCCGGCAGGGCGAACAGCACCGGGTTGCAGCTTTCGAAGTCGTGCGACCTCAGCCTGCAGTTGGGCCACCGTTGCGTTCTTGTCAGCAACCGCAGCTTCGTCCTTCGCGACCTCGGGGGCCGTGGTCTTCGCTTCCTGGCCATGCTGCACCCCCGCGTCGTATGCCGTCGATCCGGTCTGGTCCTGCTGGGCCGCCTGGGCCAGGGCGGCGGGCTGGCTCTTGCCGCCGCGCGCCCACCAGCCCAGGCCAGTGCCGCCCGCGAGCAGCAGGACGGCGGCGATGAGGTAGCCCTTGAAGGTCATGGCCTACGCCTCTTCCTCGACGACCAGGTAGCGGCCGCTGTGGATGTACTGGGTCGCCATGGCGGTCGGGTGGTCGATGCGGTCCGTGTGGACGAGGACGTCAGGAGCGCCGTTGGCTCCCTTGTCGAAGGTCTTCACCACCACCTTGTGGCTGCTGGTGTCGGCGTTCTCGATGCGGATGGACTTGGTCATTGCTGCTCCTGGAGAGGAAGGGGGTCATCCGGCTTGCGATGCGCAGCGCCGGCAAGGCCGCCCAGGGTCAGCCCGACCCCGGCGGTGAAGGTGAGCAGGCCGTTGTCCAGCGGCTTGGCGCGGAAGGCCTGGATGCTGATGGTCGCGGTGCAGATCAAGAAGCCCAGGGCCAGGGCCGCCGTGGCGACGATGATCCCTAGGCGCTTCGGATCCTCCGGGCAGTCCTGGCGCACCAAGCGGCAGAGGAACCCCGTAGGGATCCTCGTCGTAGGGGTCGTCTGGATCGACTCGCATGGGCTCAAGCGGTCACCCGTTCGTAGTGCCAGGCCCCGGGCCCGCCGCTGGCGGTAAGCGCCTCACGCCGCGGGGTCGCACCGGCAGCAGCCATGCCGAGGTGGATCCAGGCGTTGCACTCGATGATGACCTGGTCGTAGGGCAGATCGCTCAGGCGGATCTTGTCGAAGACCTCCTGCAGGCTGGCCCCTTCCGGGATGCAGTCGGCGGCGCGGCCGAACTCGTGCTCGGAGACGTGGCCGGGCCTGTCAGCGCCGCCCACGGCCTTGTTCAGGGCCTCGCAGCGGTAGCCGGAATCCACGTGGAAGGGCACGCCCGCAAGCGCGCGCGCTGGCTCCAGCAGGGTAGTGGCCAGCACAGTGAGGGCGTCGATGATCTCCTGGCTGGGCGTGTTGTCGATGCCCCGCTCCTGCGCAGTGCTGCTCGCGACGAGTTCTTCCAGGGTGAAATGCTCGGACAGCTGGCCCATGGCGGAAATCTCCAGCCACCAGCCTCGCGTCCGAGCAGGGAAGCATCCAGGATGTGACTTCCGGGTTTTCCTGGTTTTCCGCCTTTTCCGTGTTTCAGCTTGCCACGGGCATGGCGGGGGTCTTCAGGGCCTCGACGGCGGCCCGGTTCCAGCGGAACTGGCCGCCCGGGGTCGTCTCGTGGGGGATGATGTCCCTGAACTTGTCCCGGAAGGTGCGGTCGTCGATGCCGCCGTTGAAGATCCGGTTGGCCTTGCCGGTGCTGATCAGGTTCTTGTCGGTCATTCGCCCTCCCCGTCCTGGGCGTGCAGGTGGCGCTGCAGCTCCTGCAGCTCGTGCAGGATCGCCTCGGTGTCCCGGTAGGTGGCGGCGGCCTGGGCGTCGCTGGCGGTGCCGGACACCTTCTGGCCCACCAGAATGATGGACAGCAGGACCAACTGCAGGAACGTCTGGGCGATCCAGGCGATGAGCGCCGCGGTGCCCTGGTGGATCGCGTCGGGCAGGCTGACCAGGGCCAGGAGGGCGAAGGCGTAGGCGCACCACATGGACCCGACGGTGTTGGTGATCCGCACTGCCAGGGTGTCGTTGATCTGCTCCAACCGGCGGCGGGGGGCTGGTGGGGCCGGGGCCTGGTCCTTCCGGGCCTGGATGTGGGGGTTGGGGTTGTGCTGGAATCTGGTCATCGGCGCATCCTTCCAAGAAGGCCTGGGTTGATCTTGATGGGGATGCTCTTGGGGTCGATATAATGCGCATAGACCACCGCGTCACCCCTGTCGGGACTGCGTTTGATTCGCTTGATAATGTCTTCCTTGGCCTCAACCTGGATGCCCTGGGCGGTGAGCTTCCAGTGCGGCGTGCACAGGTCGATGAGCAGCGGCCGCCCGGGTGGCAGGGCCAGGTCGTCTCCGGTGAGGGGATCCAGAGCCTCGCGCAGCTTCCAATACATCTCGGCCCGAAGGTTCTTGAACCCAAGCTGCTCGCTCTTGTCGGTCGCGTCCGAGCCGGCGGCGCCGTTCAGGGCCACGCACGCGTGGCCAATGACGTCTCGCAGGTGGTCGACCACTGACCCGCCTACGCCGATCACGTCCACGTTGGCCATGGCCTTGTTCCGCCGGGCCTGTAGCACCAGCGTGGCCACCGCCTGGCCGTCGGGGGTGTCGGATCCCGGGAACTCCTGCAGCTCGTCGAACCAGTTCCCGTACCTGGGCGCCAGAATGGTTTGGTCGGCCCCGCCCCGGGCGACGTCCACGCCGATCGCCGACTGGGCGATGTCCGGCTTCTTGCGCTCCTTCCAGCGGGCCTGGGCGGCCTGAACCCACGCCGTGGGGATCACCTGCCAGGGGTTGTCCTTCTTTCCGGCCTGGAAGTCGCCGTAGAGCATCTTGGACCGCAGGGGCTCCGGCAGGCCCTGCAGCTTGGCCCGGTAGTTCGTGGCCATCAGGAACGGGTTGTCCTCCACGTGGGCCGGGATGAAGGTCCGGCTCAACGGCAGGATCACCTCCCGCTTGCCGGAGTCCGTGTGGGTGTGCCAGAAGGGCTCGCCGCTGTCCACCTCGGTCTCCTGGCCGTCCAGCATGGCGAACCAGCGCAGCTCCCCGGGCGCCGCCGGGCGCGGGTGGGTCTCGTCCAGCCAAGGCCGCCAGTATTGCGTCACCCATTCCCCATCTGGATCCGTGGGCGGGTTGCCGGCGGCCACCACGCGGCACCGCTGGCCCGGGGTGGTGGACCGGAGCCAGCCGCAGAGGAAGCGGAACTGGAACTCCAGGAAGTGGGTGATCTCGTCGAAGCCCTTGAAGGAATGGGGCCGGCCCTGGAACTTCTGCTCGTCGCCCAGCAGGTTGCAGGCGCCCAGCTCGATTGTCCGACCGTTATCCAGGGTCCAGATGCGATCCTGACCGTTCCAGTCGCCAATGCCCCGGAACATCTCCTTCGCCCGGGTCTGGATTCCCATGAGCTGGGGGTACTCCCGGCGGAAGAGGATGCTCACGTCGTGGGCCGTGCTGCCTAGGCCAAGGAGGAGGTCGGTCTTCCCGCCGCCGGCCGCCCCGCCGTAGAACATCTCGTCAGCCTGCGAGTGGTAGGCCATCGTCTGCGGGCCCGGAAGCGGCTTCCACTCGTTCATCTCGCGCAACCGCTTGAGCAGTGCGAGCTTCTTGGCTGGCGTGGAGCTTCGCGAGCTCGCGTTCGATTTCCGCATCGACTTCCTCGTTGTTGGGGTTCTTGGGGTCGTCCAGGCCCCGGATCATCCGCAGGGTCTCGATGTTCACTCGCACGCATTCGGACAGGATCTTGAGGTCCTTGGGCGCCAGCAGGCCGGTGCGGGGGTCAGCCGCGGTCTGCTCCTCTGTGGGCGGTTGGAGGTCGGCAACGGCGCGCTGGAGGGCGAGGCGCGCACCCTGGAGGCCCAGCTGCATATCCTGCACGTCCTGGTCGGCCTCGGCCTCGATCTGATACGCGGTACACTGTCCCGCTTCCTGTATCACGCCTGCGAGGCGCGCCGCCACGATGCGCCGCTTGGTCCCTGTCGGATCTCTAACCCAACCGTTTTTCTTCGCTTTGCGCTGGATAGCTGCGACCGATACGGAATATTGGGCGGCCAGTTCACGATACGACCTGGTGCCGGCCCGGAAGTCTCCCTCGATGGCAATCCAGTCTGCTTCCTTGCTCATGCTGCCCACCCTGCCGGCACGGCCTGGTCGTCCACGAACTGCACGCCGAGGTCCTGGGCCGCGAAGACCTCCACCTCCCGCTGGAAGACATGGAACTGCTCGACGGTCATGTCGTGGGTGCCCAGGGCGCTGCTGCCGCCGAGGGGCTTGTCGATCCTGGGCGCGAACCGGTCCTTGAACTCTTCGTGCCACACGTCGGCGCTGAACTGGCGGCCGCCGATCCACACCTGCTCGGCGATCTGCTTCAGGGTCACACCCCAGTAGTAGGCATTGGCCTGGACGCTGCGCTTGGTCTTCTCGGGGCCCACGGTGATCACCAGGGGCTTGCCCTGGGCGGCGAGCTCGCGCCAGTTCAGTTTGAGGAACGCCCAGAGCGCATTGGCGTGCCGGTCCTCCCGGAGGACGAAGACCTGGGGCTTCACGGGTGCACCTCTTTGAGAGCCGATCTCAGCGCTGAGGGTGTTCGGGCAATGGCCAGCTTGCGGAGCCACCCGGCAAGGGTGTTCTGCTTGACTGGGGGTGCGGGGGGCGGGGCGGCGGGGGCTTCC